ATCAAAAAAAGCATTGCTTCCTAGTTGTGTTTGCGAAATTGCATCAGTTCTACCAAGCAAAAATGAACCAGAAACCCCAATTTGTGTAGCAACAAAAATACTCCCCCACGCACTCGGTGTTACGCCAAGACCGAGGTTGCCGGAAGAGGTTAACCTCATTTGAACAGTATCACTTGTTAAAAACGCTAATGTATTTGCAACAGACGTACCTATACTTGTCAATCCACTTGCATTAACGATTTTAAAATCTGCTCCTGCATTAAGAAAATAAGCCGAAACATTTGATGGAGCGATTCTTACATCTAAACCAGCAATCGGGCTAGCCGTCCCAATCCCCACATTGCCGCCGGAGGTGATGGTCATGCGGGGGGAGCCGCCTGCATCAAAGAATAATGCTTTACCTGTATCCCCCCCAACTACCAATCCATTGGATGTGTTGTATGCATACCCAATAAGCGAGCCGCCTGTTTGCCAAGTTATCTGACCGCCAGATGTGCCATTTACCGAAAGCGTTGAATAGCCACTTGTTGAGTTTGGCGTTGCCGTCCCTATCCCCACATTGCCGCCCATAAAGGCAGTAGTTACGCTAGATATTCCAGAGCGAGAAATTTCAATAGCATTAATACCATTTGTTGCAGAATCGTTTAAAGCCCTTACCCTAAATGTCCCACTAGTGACTAGGTTTTGAATAGCCCAAAGTTTAGTATCTGTTGTATTTCCTGCTTGATTTAACCAAAAAGCATTTTGATCATTAGACTGAATAGTTGCAGCAGATAGTATACCATTAGCGGGTGCTGTTGATGTAGTTCCAACTGACAAACCGCTGTTGCTTCCCAACGTCATCGCCTGCGTGAATGATATCGCATTGCCAGCTGTGCCGGATGGGGCGGTGTACCAAAGATGTTGACTCTCAAATTGTGCATATCTACTTGCAAAACTATTAGAAACATATATCCAACTTGTGCCATTAAAATATGCGTTTCTTGTATAACCATATACACTTGATGCATAGGTGCTATTTTCAAAAGCTTGACTTCCGCTTACCCACGCACTCGGATCAACACCAAGCCCAAGATTTCCGGATCCGTTTTCCCTTAGTGAACTATCTACAACAACAGTACTATTTGTCCAGCGTAAAAATCTATTCGCCGTACCTGTTTGATGTTGCAGCGTTCCATTTGTTACTACAACAATACCGCTACCCAATGCGCCAACTGTTAAGTCGCTAACTGTTAGTGAAATGCTTGAAAGGTTATTACCCCGAACGAGTTGGCCATCACTGTTAGCTGTAATAAAAGCCTGACCTGTTCCTGCTAATGCAGTCAATCTAGCGTTTCCGCTTATTTGCAAAGCATTTGCTGTATCATCAACTGCGCCATTGATAAGAATACGCATGGTGTTTTTTGGTATTGCAAGTGCATTACCTAAATATGTACCGTTGTTATATGCGCCAATTCTGTAATTAGTATTAGCATCGAAACCTGTATCAAAATGCCTAACATTTGCAACGGTGAAAATAACAGTTGAAGCGTTTTGCGAAGCTGTGTTTATTACAAGTGAAACGCCATTGTTTGCAGCTGACCCATCAAGTGTTACAAGTCGGCTTCCATCGTCACTAAGTAAGCTGTTTCCAATAGTCGATGTGCCTGTGAATTTTGCTATCGTTCCGCTTGTCCCAGTACCAGTCACAGGGTTAGTCAACGCATTCTGCTTATTGTTAAACGTAGTCCAATCGGTTGAACTAAGCAAACCATTCTGCGAGCCACTAGCAGTAGCAATAGCAATCGTAATCGTTCCGCTGCCTGTTACAGGCGTATTGCCAATAGTCACGCCGCTTGTCGCACTAGATAAGCCCACACTTGTAACCGTACCAACCGACCATGAACGATCAGCTGATAAATCGAATGCAGTTCCGTTAATAGTAAGCGTACGAGTCGATGCAACACCGCCAAGACCTGCGAGCGTGTACGTTGGCACGTTAAGTGTACCTCCGCTATATGTAGCCGAGCCGCTGTTGCCTGTTGTTGTTAGTGTGATTGCAGCCCTAGCGCGCGCGTCGGTATAGTAAAGATTCGTTCCCTCATTTATGTGGCTAGTTGATAGTGATACCGCGCCTGTGAATCCGTTTACAGAACTCACCGCATCTGTATTGTCAACCTTATCCCACGCAGTACCGTTAAAGATAGCCCAATCACCTACGCGCCAATCGCTCTTGCCATCAAGTGTAGTAGTACCCGAAACGTCAACGATATAGTAATGCCCCTTAGTGCCTGTACCGCTTGCAAGTGTTGGTGTGTTGGTGTTTGCATTCCATGTTCCTTGAAACATAACGCCGCCGACCATTGCGCTAATTTGATTTTGTATCTTGCCAAACGCTTGCAAGATACTATCAGTTGATGCTATCGTGCCGCCGCCTGTTAAGTTAAGTCCAGTAAGCACCTTGCCAATCACCGCGCTGTTGGTAAGCGTTGCAGATGCGCTACCCGGCCCCGATGCTGTCACCTCGCCTGTAAGGGCTGTAATGTAGTTGCCCGCCGCTTGATATTGCGGTACATTAAGCGTTGCACCGACAAGCGTTGCCGCGCCTGAACTGCCCGATGTAGTAAGGGTTAATGCGTTTTGTTTGTTATTAAACGTAGTCCAATCGCTCGAAGATAGCAAACCAATAGTCGAGCCGCTTGCCGTAGCGATGTCAATAGTAATGTTTCCGCTGCCAGTTACAGGTGTTGAGCCGATTGTAACGCCTGTGGTGCTAGTTGTTAAACCTACTGAACGCACGCCATCTGTAATGCCGTAGCCGTTTAAGGTTGTGGGTGTGTTTGTAATCTTTGACCATGTAAGCGCGGTAATCCACGCTGGGTTTGAATATGTGCTATCTGTACGCACATCGCCAACAGTCCATGAACGATCAGCACTTAAATCAAACGCAGTTCCGTTAATAGTCAGCTGCCTTGATGTGGGTACGCCACCCAGACCAGATAGTGTATATTGAGGTACGTTAAGAGTGCTACCAACTAGTGTTGCAGCACCACTAGAACAAGATGTGGTTAATGATAAAGCGTTCTGCTTGTTATTAAAAGTCGTCCAGTCTGTGGATGTAAGATAACCATTAGCAGAACCTGACGCTGCACCGATTAGATTGAATATATCTCTATTCTTCCAAAGATTCGTAGCCGTGTCTCGCCATAAAACATCTTTACTTCCGTAAGTTCCAATAAGTACATCGTGAAGCTCTTCAAGCTCAAACCCGTTAACAACATGAACAAAGATCTCTCCATTGTTTTGGTTGGCTCTGGTAACAACACCAAGATAAACTAAGTGTGCTGGAGCAACTGGCTTATTCGCCAGACCAAACAGAAGGTTACCATTGGTACCCAACCAAACAGGATCACCAGCCTGAGCTGTAGATGTATTTATTCCTGTAAGCTTACCTTCTGTAATAACAAAACCCTGTCCATTGTTTGACAGGTTCTGCGACAGAAGTCCAAGAGTCTTTGATGATGTAGCATCAGAAGTATTAGAAGCCTTACTAACCACAACATTCGTACCATCAGCACCACTGATGTAAACCGCCTGACCCTTATTAATACTCTCGCCAGCTTTTACATTTTGTCTTATGTCTGTGGTGAAGTTATCAATCCATTCAGTATTATAGTTAGTTCCGTCTACCTTAGCAAGTATCTGACCTGCAGATCCACCAACAGGAACTGCAGCAGCAGCGATGGCTGCATCGATATCGCTACGAAGCTCAGCGCCAGTTCTGTATTTAACTACGCCATTATCAATAACGATAAACCTGTCAGTATCTGTCGTTGCATTGGCAACAGAATTAAGTGTGGCTGTGCCATCAACAATAAGTCCCGCCTTTGCTAGTATGTTACTTAAAAACTTCATATTACTTTCTGATTATTACTCTGTATTGATTTGTAGTTGGCGCAGTTGCAAAAACAAACTGTACCGTGTTCACCCCGTTTCTGATAGTATCAACAAATACAGTCTCACCTGTAGCAACCTCAACTACCTCAACCTCTACATCCAAAGTATTCAATGAGTGGGTGACAGTGATCGTGGTGGCAGAACCATTACCGACATTAGCCACATACTTACCGCCAGTGATCTGAGCAGCGATGTAGTTAACAAGATCGGTCTGGTTTGTGATAGTACCAGTGATGTTTCCCCACACAGCACCCGGGGCGAATATGCCCACATCGTATGGCTGGATGGGAAGGTTGGTTGGAGTGTACGCAGGGATCTGATAGTTGTTCAGGATCCTGATAAGATCTCTGATATCCTCATAGATGCCATCAGTCTGAACGATGAGAACCCTGTCTATAATATGTTTGAATAATGCCTGAGCAAACTCGAAGTCTTCCTTCAGCTGATCCTGCTCCTGACACTCATTAGCAGCCTGATCCCACTTAACCTTAAGGTCGTGGATCTGATCTACCAAAGTCTGTGGTGTCGGTGGTGTTGCTGCGTAGGTAGTATATGTCTTAGTGAGTATATCTCTTATAGTTAACCAAGCAGATGTCTGGCTGGTGTATATAAGCGTAGCATAAAATGTTACCGTATAATTGGCGTCGAAGTAGCTGTTATTGAATCTAAGATCGATAGATGCCCCCGAGCCGGTCAGCGTTCCTGTAGGAGTGCTGACAACAGACCAAGATCTTGTAATTGTATTTGTGTATCCGCCAATAGCGTAGTTAGTGCTATCTATAATGTCAAGGTCTGGGGTGAACACGTCGAAGTCGTCAACGATGTTCAACACCTTCGGGGTGTACTGAAAATTAAACTGCCTAGTAAAAGTAGTCACCACCAGATCGGTAGTGATAACCTCGTATATAATATTGTAGTTCCCGCACTGAACGCCACCGTCAGCTGCAGGATTCATGTTGTAAGAAAAGGCGCCCCCTGAGCTGGTAATGTCAGGCGTACTAAAGCTACCAGTCCTAGTGTAACCATCTGGTGTGGTAATGATAAACCTTCCAACTGCGCCGGCGGGTAGAGTTGATGCGTCAGTTAGTATTAGTATAGGGGCGCCAGAAAGGTCGAACCTTACGTTAAACGATAAATTGTTGATAGTGGGCATCTTCGTGCAAAATTGCAAACAAAGCCAGTCATTAGCCTAAAAAAGACACCATAGAAAAAACCCCCGAGCTAGATAACTCAGGGGGTAGAACCAAACAATCCAAACTAAGAGAGACTATTTTTTGGACTTTGACTGTATAGTCTGATAGACCTTTTCACCTTTTGGATTTGTCTCGCAGTACGAGATCAGTTCCTCTACATTGTCTCCACCGGTAGTCCTTGATACAACAAGGATAACCTCACCTGTGGGCCAAGAAAACTTGGATTGCTCGGCATCAAAGCTGATCACACCCTTTGTGAGGGCACGATTTATGGTAGCCTTCATTACAGCCTGCTTGTTGTTGATAAGATCTAAAAATGCCTTAGGATCCTTATCAGCCAATGTTTCTAGAGTATTTCTCAAAACGTCAACCTTCTTAGAGTCATCCTGACCAATGGCAGCGATGTAGGTGCGAACCTCTTCAGCGCTCAGGTCAGCAGCAGCGTTCAGGGCCTCACGCTTAATGTTACGTGTACGGCGCTCAACCTCTACCTTAGACTCCTCGTCAACCAGCTCAAACAACATTTCTTTAGTTGTGTCGCGGTTAGGGTTAGATACGTTGTAATTACATAAAGACAGGTAGGAGTGAATCTCCTGATCCTGACCACGGCCACCGGAGAGTATCAAGTACCCACCCTGATTGCCATAAAAATAAAGATCGTGGAACGTGTGAACACCGCTGGCATTCACAGACTTAACTGCAGCAATATCTACATAATCCTGCTTTACGTCATCCCATATCTGATCGATAGGCGGGATCTGCCTTACCGAAGGAATCGCCGGTTTTGACTCATCCATCGGATTTCGTTCTGTTGTGTAAACCTTGTAGACAGCCTGCTGCCCGGGTTTTAATTTCGTTTTGTCAATAAGTTCTTTACTGACATTGTTGTAAAGTTCTGTCTTTCTCATCTTAGTTTATTTATTGGTTATTAATAATAAGGAGGAGGATTTCTCCCCCTCCGTTATTTTATCTATTTCAACTTGAAAGTCTGAGCACCGCCCAAAAGTTCCAAACCTTGGATAGATTCGTAGTGGATTTCCAACACGCTACGCTCATTGGTAGGTACAGGAGCCAAACCACCGAGAAGGATTTCACGGTATTTGAAATCTGTGTTACCTTCCGCCATGAAGCGAACACGCATGCGGTCAACCAGCTGACCATCGTTGGTCTTGATCTTGGTAGCAGGGATACCGTAAGCAGAATCCTTAGCGTTATAACCGCCAGTGAAGTTTACGATATTCTTGTGGTCAAGGATAGGCAAATACTTCTTGTGGAAAGTACGGCCATACAACTTAACGCTGTCAATACCCAGATCCAGATTCTTACCGATGTCGAAACGAGCAGCCTGAGAAACGATAGCACCGTTACCAAGAGCATTGAAGTAGTTATCCCACAGAATATTCTGAGTGGTACCTACGAACAAGAAGTACTCTTGAGGGGTACGGTCGCGGTTCAACTGCTGAGTTAAAGCTACTAAGTCAGCTTGGTTAAGCTGTCCAGCAGTAAGCAAGCTAAGGTCTTTACCCATGCTAGTTACATACTGATCCATACCCATAGTGGTCTGTACAGGCTTACCTTCTCCGTCAACTAACACAGGGTTAGCATCAGAGAACTGAGTAGAGCTCTTACGTCCGAAGATCATAGAGGCAGAGATGTCGCTACGGAACTTCATCAGAGACTCGTGCTGTCCTTTGTACATGAAGTAAGGCTTACCCTGAAACTCAACTTCTACCTTAGAAGCCTTCTGGATGTCAGTAACTTCAAACTTACCCTTGAAGATCTGAACTTGGTTTGCATACTTAGTTGCACCCCAACGCTTAGAAGAAGGAGAAAGTGAACCTTCACCAGAAGCATTTGAGAAGAAGCTCAGCTTGTCAGCAGTAGTAAGAGTTAAAGCAGAAGCGTCAACGCTACGGATAACTACAGTGTTGCCAGCTCCTTTAGAAGCTACGAAACCTACTCCACCGTTAGGGAAAAGAGCAAGTTCACCAGCGTTTACATAAGCGTAAGCAGCGCTGTCAACAGCAGCAGTGATCTGAGCAGGAGTACCAGTTACACCAGAACCAGTTACGGCAGAAGGTGTAGCGAGAACATAAAGTTCTTCGTTCACGAAGTGATGATACTCAGGAACGCTAGTGATAACTGAACGACCAGTTAATTCCATTACATCCAAGAAGCTAGCTTCTTCGTTGGTGATGTCAAGAACCTTATTAAGGATCTCACGCTGATCGAGAAAATTGATTGAGGAAACGTACTGTTTGTTTAAGTTTCCAATAGTACCGGGCATAATAATTTGTTTTTAAAGAGTTATTTAACAACTCCCCTGTTAGCAAACGCCTGCAGAAGTCCGGACGTAAAGTCCCCCGAACCGTCAGTAGGCACATCGTTCGCAGGGGCGATTTGCGGATTTTTGATCTCCTTCGTCACCTCTGATCTACCCAGCGTCTTCCCGAAATTGATGAGCGCTCGTTCAAAAAGCTCGGGGTTCTGTGAGTAGGCCGCAGTCTTATACCAACGATCATAGTCAAGCTGACCGTTATCGTTAGCAAACTGGGTAAAGAAAAGATCGTTATTGATGGTCATGTCCAACAACCTGTTGGCTTCAGGCAGCTCGTAATTAAACTCGCCGTCTTGAGTCTTGATGGCAATCTTCTTGCCCTCTAAAAGACTCTTTGTGGCCTGATGGCTTTTAACTTCTTGCTCAAATTTCTGCAGCAGTTCTATAGACTCCTGCTCATCGTTTGAGGCTACCGGTTCCGGGGCCGTAAAGTTTTTCTGCCACTCAGCATAGTTGTAGCGAAGTTTGGATGCTTCAGCCTTGAGTAACTCTCTACCAAGTTCTGAATCTTCCTCTCCCCACTCATCAGCGTCAAGTTTGTACTTATCGACAACCTGAGTTTTATACAAGCGATCAAATGCTTTCTCGCTTATGTCCGGATACTGTTCACGGAGATTACGTCTCATAATCTCTTCATCGGACAACTTTTGGAAGTCGATTGTTTTGGCCTGAAGGTATGGTGTGACATCACCAGTCTTTTCGTAATATTCAACCAGTCCCTTGATGAAATCATCCTTGAACTGGTAATCAGGAGCAGCCTCTTGCTTCACCTCTGGCTCAACAGTTTCTTGAACTGTAGTTTCTTGAACTGGCTCAGCACTTTCAACTGGCGCAACCTCTTGGGCTGGCTCAGTAGTTTCTTGTTGTACCGGTTCTGCGGTTGGTTCTTCTGAACCTACAAGCTTGAAGTCTTCCGGCTTAGCACCTGAAAAGTCTAAATTCTCTGACATAGTTTTCTATTTGGTTTGTGATCCCCCGAACGGGGTTGGTTTATAACCGGCAAAGTTTTCAATAACTATTGAAAATATTGTAAAATTTAGGGGGTGGTTATTAAAGAAGGGCTGCAGCCTTATCAACTGCAACCCTATCTTAATTACATCATCTGATCTTCATCTTCTTCCTCTTCCATCACTTCCTCTTCTTCCATAACTGGCTCCTCTTGAGGAATCATGTTCTGAACCATTGGCTCGACCATAGGCTCCTCAACTTGCTCTTCCATGATTGGCGGAGTGTAAATCTCAGAAACCTCTATATCCTCATCAGGCTGCCCCATTCTTAACTTGGTAACAGACTTCTTACCCTTGTTCTCTTCCTTCTTGGTTTCGATCTTACCACCCTGACGGATCTGCTCAAGCTGTAACTCATAAGAGTATTTCAACTTCATAAGCTCCATATCAAGCAGCTTCTCCTTCTCGATGAGAACAGACTTAACCTCTGCCTCAACCTGAAGCGTCTGCTGCTTAGCCTGCTCGGCAACCATCGCAGACTCCTGCTGAACTTGTGCATTCATCTGCTGCTGTCTCATAGCCTGCTCCTCAGCTTCCTTGCGGCGCTTCTTAATCTTGTACGCCAACAGCTGCTGTGCAACCTTTACATTATCAGTATTCTGAATAATGATGGCGTCCTCAATATCTAGCAGTCCACCAGCCTGACCTGCTGCAACCTGCTGCATGAGCATGGCTCTCTGTTCGTCAGTTGGTTTATCTTCTAAGAATATACCAAACTCATAAAGAGCTACATTCGGAGAAAGCTTAAAGAATTTCATTGTAGTTCCGCCAAGAGAACGAATATATCCCTGAACAGTTCCACCCTCTGCAACATCCTGAATTCTCAAGATGATATCGTTAGATAAGGACTCAAGAAGCTTCTTCTCGCCAGACACTATATTGTACAGAGAGTTGTTAGTTCCCTCGTATGCTAACTTGGCAACAGTTGTAAGCGCTCTAGGATCAGGAGTAGAACCGTCTGTGAATTCATTCATTCCAGTAATATCACGAAGCATCTGAATGTGATTCTGGATTAACTGCCAGTAGTTCATAGCGTCACGACCAAGGCCGTTCTCCAATTCTTCAATTGGCTTATAGTTGGTCATACGTCCCTGCTGGTCTGCCTTGCGATACACAAGAACACCACGCTGGTTGTACAGGTCAAGAACCTGCAAAGGCTTAAGTTTAGATCCGCCTTTACCCAACGGAATATCCTCCAATGCACCCATCTCAATCATGATACCCTTCGGCCTAGACTGGTTGATAACATTCTGAAGACGATACCATGCAAGCTGAATAGCATCCGCGATCGGGATGATCTGCTCCATCATTCCGTATGCTTTCATGTCCCAGAACTCTGGTGAGAAAATATGGAATGACATCTTCGTATCCATCAGACTTGACTTAGCTCTCTTCATGTTTGTGCAGAGACCGTAGTCGAATATGTAGTTAGTGTCAATAATCCAACGACACTTATAAACAACCTTGTAGGCTACGCGCTCGAACTTTTCTTTGCGCCTGTTTCTATCTTCATACTTGGCACGAGCATATATCTTATTACCACGCCTGTCAATGCGCTGCTCATATACCATCTCGTTGACTGAGAAGAACTCAAGGTCGAGAATGCGTAAGTTAAACTTGTCATAACCTCTGTTGTAAATTGATAGTGAAGAAGGCCACTCACGAGGGTTACCAAACTTACCAAGAACATTCTTTGCAATATCCTGATACTCCTCCTCGGTAAACTGATCACCAGCCATTTGCTTCAAATCAGCAATGGTCATCTCGATTACCTCTCCAATATATGAAGCATCTGTGAAGTCGTTGTTCTTACACTGGTTAATAATAATGTTTCTGGGGTTTACAGTACGAACCTTTATGGCGCCATTAGAATCTATATATTCTTTGTAACCAGCAACACCGTAGTCAAAAAGATCAGCACGAATCTTATCACGCATCTTGTCGATAGAGTTCTGCTCAAGCACAAGCTTGATAGCCTGCTCAGCTTCTACAGCCATCTGGTGCTTAAAGGTGTAGTTCATCTGGATCTCCAGCTCCTCCATATCCTTAGCCTCTTCTGGACTAAGTTGTAATGCCGGAAGCTCAAGTAATGATGGATCCATCTTCTCGGCCTGCTCACGCATCAACAGCTTTGCCTTTGCTCTTGCGAAGTAATCCTGAGTCTCCTCAGCTGCAATAGAATCAACTGGTGTGGCTGTGATGTTGTAGTCAACCTTAGAAAGTTTGCCAAGGGCGATCCTTCTAAACTTTGGTACGATAGGTACGATACTCCAGTCAATGTTGAGCCACGTTTCTGTTGACTCCTGTTCAATACCCATGAGGGGCTTGTACTTATTTATCGACTGGTTACCGTGGGCATACTGCTTGTATACCTCATACTTGTAGCGAGCATTATAAAATATCTCGCCGGGGTTTTCATTGTTCCAGCTGCCCCAAGCTGCTTTTGCAAATTGCATGATCCAATCTTTTCCCTTTTGTCTTGGGTCGATCAGATGCGACGGAAATTGATTTGTGTTCATCTCGAACTTTTAAATTTTTCTAGGTCTAAAATAATCTGTCACCTCTCTCACTTCGGTTCGTTCTTTCTTTGTTGCCACCGCCTTTGATGCCATCAAACAATAGCTTGCCGCCATCGCGATGTCAAACTTGGTAGTATTGTTTAGGTCAAACTCCAGCCAATCTTTAATTAGATCTTTGAAGTAGACTCTGTCTATGTAATTATTCACGTACTCCTCAGTCAGCTCAGCCCCATACTGGTGGCTTCTTGTTGTGGCAGCTATCCCGGGCATAGCCCTGTCAGGTAACCACATCAGGAAGTTCCCGTATCCCCTCTCCTCGAAGTATCCTTGCAGACCGATCTTGTTGTTTTCGTACAGGATCTGACATCCGTAGTACACAGCCATCTTGATCATGTCCTCGTAGAATATGCTCACTATGTCTGGCCGGTATACATACTTACACACAAAGGCGTTGTCGTATATATCCCCCGAACTCACAGGGTTGTGCTTCTGAAGAACTATACCAGCGCCGTTAGACCTTCTGTTGTCCTGAGTTACAGAGTGATCAATCGGGTCAACACCAGCACAGAATGCCATCGTGTTGTTAGGATAGAAGTGCTCACCACGTCGATAAATCTTATTAGAATGAGACTCATCTTTGAATAGCTTTGCAACTTCCCACCTGCCATCTTTACTAGGCTCCCATATAACTCTTGTGTCCCTCTCACCATTCTCCCAAACAAAGTTTCCTCTGGTGGTTACGTTATCCTTCCAGCTCAACCTATCAAGCCTTTCGTTAAGCTTCATGGAATCATAGAGACACTTGTCGCCATCAATTCTAAAAGCCTCTTCAATAGTGAAAGGATTCTTTCTTATGATAGAACTAAGCTGACGTGGGTCATGAGCAAAACCTTTTCTCATGTTGAGGTAGTAGCTCATACCCCTCTCGCTGTCTTCGTTTCCATACTCATCGAAGAACGTAGACTCGTGTGCGCCAAAGAACAACCTGTACAAACCAGACGTTGTCCTACCGTTAGGGTCACGCTTATTCTGATCAGAGTTAACCCATATGTCTTTCGGCCCTTGACCTGTAACATCTAGGTCTTCGATGGTGGAAGTAACAAATGCTTTACCAACCCATCTTCCATCCTGATCCATACAGTATCGAACTACGTTCCATGTGTCCCACACATTTGATCTTTGTGGCTTACCAAATTCATCAAGCGTGTAAGCGTAAAGAGCATTACCATCGTAGTGGAAAGACTCAGACGAACCGAAGTTGATTGTACTTCTAAGCTCATCTCCCTTCAACATCTCTTCAGCATTCTTACCCTTTACTGTAGGCTTAAAGAATCTTATCTCTTTTTTAGGGCGCAAACCTTGAGACGTGTCGTATACCGGCTTGAAAAAATGAGGCAGGTTTACGAAGTAGTTAACAACCTTATTGAAAAGAACTTTTGCGTCTTCGTCAGTCTTACTCTGCATACCGCCTATCTTATCTAGACCAAGGCTAACCCTGTCTAACAACCAAGCAGCTGAGATGTAAGACTTACCACCGCGTCGTCTGGAGACATATACAAGTCCACCAGCTCGGGGGTCTTCCTCTACTGAACGCAAGCAGTAGAATATCTTTCTGTCAGTATTCCTGTAATCCATATAGCCTACGTTGGTAACACACCAATTCAGGTAGTACCAATGGGCGCCAGTTATGTAAACAGGAACACCGTTATTCATAAACCAGTATCCACACAACCTATACTGCCACAGTTTCTCTCTTATCGATTCAAGCTCAGGATCAAAGTGTTCAGGATCATCCTTCTGCTTTGTAAGCTCCTTAGATCTTTTCTTATCATAGTCAATAGGCAGCTCGTATCTCTGGAACTTTTGTTCCTTCTTCTTGGTAGATGATGTGAATACGCCAACCTCAACCAGCTCGCCAGTGATACGGTCAACACCGTAACCAACCGGCGGAACCCAGCATTCGATTCCGTTTATAACCTCAAGCGTTCCTCCATCTACCTTCTTATACATTACCTCACAGCTTTTGACTCAGGGCTCAACCTCTTCTTAATCATGATCGCCATCTCAAGATCTTGGTCTCCTCCCGTTAGTTCAGAATAATATCTATCTAGTCTTTTGTGTATATCATCCATCGCCTCAAGAAGTTTAGTCTTGATAGTGATGGCACTAAGCGCATCCTTATCTGCCTCTCCACCTACCTCTGCCATGATCCTCCTCTGGTACTCGTAGAAGCTCTGCTCGTTTGTTACTATCATCGTCCACAGCCTACTATTCTGGTAGGTCATGTAGGTTGAGATAGACTCGAGGAGTTCCTCAAATGGAACCACCTTTTGGCCTTCCTCTGTTGTTACAGTCTCTGTTAGCGTTTTAAGATTCTCTATTTTAGAGATGTCTTTATCTGCGTCATAGCCTGCAATAACAGCGGCAAACTCTTTTCTCTTGTTTACATCTGGGTAGTACTTCCTGAGTGGACTGTTCTGATCATACATAAGCAGAACGTACCTAATCATCTTGTCATCCCTATCGCCAATAATCTGACTTAGCTTTGGGTACTCAGTAAGCAGCTTCCTCTTTATCAGAGGATTGAATTCCATCTGTAAGTAGTCTTTCTCTGGTATCATGCCCAACTCTTTTTCCACCAGTGTATCCCATACGTCTGGTCTGTTATACAATCTTCGCTATATCCCTCATTCCAGTTGAACGGATAGAATGCCCTCTTCGGCATTAGCCACAGCCCGTCAACATTTATGGTGTTGTTCATATCTTCCACGGTAAGGTCTCTACCTAAAAGTCCTTTTACATAGTCAGTGTGAGACCAAACTCCACAACCAACCTCTGTAGGAACAATGTATCCCTTCCTACCTTCTATTACATCAAAGAATCCATTCAACATGTTCTTGTGATGCTCGCTACCTTTGTGACCTCCTGTTACTGCTGCGTTCACGAATACAGGCTCTCCTTCCATACATATGAAAGCCTCATAATCATAGAACACATCTATTGGTTTGATCAGCTCAACATCACAGTCTAGATATATTCCCCCGAACTCTATCACTGCCCATATCCTCAAGAAGTCAGAAAGTATTGACCACTTCTTATTATCTCTGTAACCAATTAGAGAAGGATACTGATCATACGGAAGCATAGTAGAGTCCCACTTTTTAATTGGGGCACAGCCATACTTCTCCCAGCTTTCCAGATAAGAGTAACCAAGATCACCTTCCTTGAAATAGTGTATCATGGCTTAACTTTATAAATAACCTTGTCAATGAACTCTACCTCTTTAGTCTCGGATAGGGCCTTATAAAACTCATAGTCTCCGCCATACTTAAACTTCCAATCAGGCAAACCTCCGGGCTTATACACTCCGCATGGTGTGCCAATGTTAGTGTACTCTATGGCGTGGTGTCTTGGTATCCGCTGTTCTCCGTGTAACATCTGGAACACATACAGCTTATCTTCTGTACAATGTTCCCTGATCGTGAACACAGCATCCTCAACAAATACATCGTCATCATCGCCATTTATCAGATAGTCCCCGGGTAGAACATTCTGCCAGAAAGTTCTGGATCCGTGCCCCCAGTGGCCCATCGGGCTGGCGTTCTTTATTTCTATGACAGTGGCAGCGGTGTTGTAACTAACGGCATTCCTTGGGCAATCCCATATTACCGTTAAGAAATCCTGATCAGTAAGCTGTGGAGCTATACTGTCTATCATTCTCTGAAGCGACAACCTCCCAACCGTTGCTATCACCACGTTTAACCTCTTCATATATCTCTTTTCTTAGTTTGGCGTAATCTTTAAGATTGTAGTTCTCTTTGCAGAACTTATAGTTATCCTCACCCCTCTTCTTTCTATAATCCTCATCAGTAACAAGCTTTGTTACCACATTAATAAATTCTTTCTCTCCTGAGAAATAATCAACATCCATTCCCAGATAGGGATCACATTTAGCGACCACAACAGGCATCTTCATAGATCCGTACTCAACCGCCTTAAGGTTACTCTTCAGACTGTTAAACTTTGTTTCCTTACTCGGAAGAATTCCGATTTCGCCAACATAATTTAACATGTACGTCTCAGCATCTGACCAAGGAGTAGTCGTGTGTGGTATCAAACCGCCAGCCGTAAGGTTGTCAATCAACCTTGTAAACAGCGGGCTCTCATGGTATCCAGCTATAACTATCTCTATCGGCAGGTGTGCCAGCTTCTTCATAGCGCCAGCAATCGTTGACGTATTAGAGTAATTCATTACAGTACTAGCATACAGCAACCTAACCCTGTCTGCAGGCTTTGACGGCCTGTAAACAAACTGCCCCTCCCCGAAAGGAAGGGCGTTTGGCAGAACATAGCAGTTTGGATTTAGTTTGGTTGTCTCATGCATCAGCCGTTCATTCGTACAAATGACAGCGTCAGCGTTCGCTATATGGTGCCTGATCTGCAAGGCTATATTTGACCTAGTCCAGAACTCGTACTTCGGGTGATCCTTTGGTACTTCCCACCAGTCGTCGTTATCTACAATAATCTTAAACCCGTACTTATCTCTCATGGAACTCAGGAACGCCGGAGCCATCACACTATGCCTGCTGTAATGCAGGATATCACACCACTCCAGATCATCCTCGTTAATGTTTCTAACAACCTTAACCTCGGCGTCTAATGTCTGGTTCGGTGTGTACACCCTATGATAGCTAGAGGCGTCTAGGTTTTTCACATAAGAAAGTACACGCATTAATTGCAAAATTATTGGGGGTGGAGTTCGGGGGCTTAAAAAAGACGGGGTGAATTAAGACTCCATCAGTGTGGCAAAATCGTCTATGTTCATGTCTATATCATGCTCCTCACCAGACTTGGTACGTATGTGGGTAGTCCCCCTTGTTCCAGCTTCGCCGGTATCCATGGTGTAGGATATCTCGGTCTCGTGGAATGACTCAATCTGGAACGGGTTGATATACAGGTCACAGAAGTAAACCCTGCCGTTTTCAACAAAGTACGAATCGATCTTAATGTATCTCATGCTTTAAATATTGTAAATACTCTTGTGGTGGTGAAGTCGGATCGGTACACCCTTCTTACTGATATACCCATATCCTCCATAGGTCTCTTAAGGGCAGACTTAACGTCTGTAAGCTTAGACTTACCGCTTATCTCTTCCCATGTGTAGTCCGCCAATATATCTGACACCACACCTCTAGATATGTCATGTGCGTTAGATAGGGCGTCATTAACATCAATCAGGAACTTTCTAACGTCCTGAATCTGGTACTCAACAGCTACACCGATAACCACAGTCTTCTGGTCTCTTGTTGTGATGTTGATCTCATGGATGTGAAAAGTATCGATAGATGTCATCGTTGTGTGAGCCTCATCAATTAGCGGCCACTTCCAGTTGATACCCTTGTCTAATGTCTTATGATATTTACCCAATCTAAAAACTACACCGCCCTCATAATCACGAACAATTACAAAAGGGAAGACATGGTTGCTGAGCTTCTCAACGATCCAGTCGATTAGTTTAATTACGCTCTCGAACATTTTAGTGCCTCCCAGTTGTTTTTATATTTTAAATGATTCTTACCGTTAAACGATATATTGGATTTCTCCTCGTTAGGGAATATATACCAACAGTTCTCAGGTAAAACATATACAGCGAAGTAGTCAATCTCAGACTTCTTATAAACCGTACTGTTACCCTTTATCAACATCGCCCTGTAAGAACCGTTTCCAACTCTCTTTTTCGTAACACACTTTATCTGAACCTTTGTAAAATTCCCGTTATACTCAACCACTCTATCGTAAACCGTACCGGGGTGAATCGGCCTGTTGACCACGAGGCCAACAAGAACTGAGTTCGCATCAAATAGAAACTCAGCATAGTCTCCGATTCTATTGTTAAGGTTAGTATTCAATACAGTGTGCCTTTTCTATTGGAAGGAATGCGTTAACTCTCTTGGCCGTTCCTCCGTTGCAGGTGGCCTGAGTGACGGTAGCTCTTGAATCGTATTCTAGAATTACCTCGCCATTGTTATCCGTTACCTTCCAGATCAGTATTACGTTTTCTTTTAATAGGTTTACAATCACAAAGAATGGTACGCTGGTTATAAAGCTCAGACTCTTACCGTGGTGGATCTTCTCCTCGGTGATCAGGTATCCGCCATTTCTACTTAAGTAACTTCTTGTAAGCGGAACAGAGCCTGCCATCTCTCTTGACTTAATCTCTGCCACTCCTGTTATCGTCGGAACACCATCTATGTCTCTAGCTATAATCACATCAGACTTTGAATCTTTGGCGGACATTGATATGATCTTATATCCGAGATCCTCAAGGATCTTCTGAGTATTTAGCTGGTGACCGATGAACACCTTACCTCTCTCTGTTTCGCAGTCCAATCTCACTTAGAAGCTTGTTCAGTATTTCCTCCGTCTCCTTTATTTCCTTTTCTATTTCTTCCCAGCTTTTTCTTTGTACTCTGTACGGTATCTGTATCGACAGCTGTATCAGAAACAGATTGATCGTTATTCCCTTCGACCAGATCGTCCACTCGTGCGTCCGTGTCGTTAGGCAGTTGATTCTTGTGGCTATCATTGCGTTGTTTTTGTAGTTTAAGAATCATATCTAGATAGTGAAGAACACCTTTAATACCTAGACGCTCGTATGCCTTTCGGATCCTACGTTCGTGGTTGATCTCGTGTACAACTATGTTCGGGTATCTAACCATATCTCCCTCCTCATTATAGTCCTCATAGAAACCAGACACAGTCTGTTCGTATACTGGCGGAAGACGTTCAGATATCTCTCTGATGTATTTAGCTGTTTTCTTTTTCATGTATTAAAAGAATGTTGAAGTTGTACATTACGTATACTATCTCACCTTCGATCTCGTTCTCGAACATACCAACCTCCTCGAAAGTGACGTATGCGCCATTAGGAATTTCTGGGTCATTGGATGCGAACACGTATCCTCTGTTTACCTTAATAGTTTTGTGTGAGTCTGGTATGATGATGAACTCACTCTCTTTCTCATCTTCTTCTTTTTTGATTAAGATGTGCTGACCAAGTGGAATAACTTTACCATCTCTGGCAACGGCAATAGCACTGAACATGTCAACCATCCAGTACTCCTTACCATCGTGCTCGATCATGTTGGAGTCATCCATCAAAACGGTGTACGTCATGTAAAGCCTGTCTCCAGCTTTAATGTCATAAGCGAGACCGTCATTAGGAAGTCTGATAGGAGCTGACTGTACTATACCATAAGGGAACACGTTCCACTCAGGACTATATGTCGTATCCTTCCAAAGCTTTCCGCCATTGAAGTCTACCTCATCTTGGTATCGCTTTTCTACTTTTACGATTACTTTCGTAGGTGAAATCATAACTCTAAAATAGAGAGTCGCCTTGTACTAGCAAGTGGTGAGTTATACACTAATTGTGACTATCCTAAGAACTGTCTAGACATCCAGCCGGTATTTCCGTTTACAGAAACAAATGCCCATTCGCCTTGCTCTTGGATAATTCTTACTTTAGTGTTCGCTGGAATTATAGATCTCGAAGTAAAGTTTTTACCGGGGCCTTCGCGTAGATTTAATCTGGCGAGTGTGCGAAGCTCTTTTCCGGTTTTAGGTAGAGATATTGTAGAAAGCCATTCACGAACAGAGAACGATGGACAGGCCTTGATCCATTCGTTTGGTTCGATAACGCCGTTTCTATTTTTGTCTGGCGAGAAGTCTCTGTGTCCTAGTATGATTGCGCCGGGGAATTGGTTTGTTAGTTCTCTGATAAGAGTCTCCATAGCAGCGAGCTGCTCGGGGGTTCTATTGTCAACCGGCTTACCAGACTTATCTACCCCACCTATGTAGGAGATATGAATAGAGTTAGCATTATGTCCGGCTACTCCATTTGTAGGGGTGGCGTAATCTGACAGGTTATGTACGATACCTTTGGCATCTATAATGCGGTGGTATCCGGGTCGCTTCCATCCTATGGATCGCCAGTAATTCCTAATAGTGTCAATGGTCTGCGTCTGCGGACTAGCAGTGCAGTGGACTACGATGTGGGTTATCTTTCTCATGAGTTCTTGCGTCTCTCGATGAACTCAGAGTGTTTGGATTCTAAAAAATAACGGTGTTGTTTTTTGTCGCCATACTCTAAATGACAAGACCTGCACACCGCCATCAGATTTTCGATCTTGTCTTTAGCTTTGCTGCCGCCCATACCACGACAATCAATATGGTGAATGTCCACAGCACGGGAGCCACAGACCTCGCAAGAAACAAAATCATCAGCAACATAGCCGAAAAAATCAAGGTAGATTTTGACATGCTTTTTCAATTCCAGATAAAGTTGATGGAGAAGAAGATCAGGCCGACCTGAATTAGTTTTGCTTCATGGTAGCATTCACACAGGTCACAATACTTTTCTAGTGTCATAGAAAAGATTCCCAAACTAAACTCTTGTGGTAGTATATCGATTCCTATATCGAGTCTACCTATACTGATTATATACATAGGCTAGTATTTAGATCCAACCAAGAGAATCGAGAGCATGGTTAGCCCATCGATTCTGCTTTCGTTTACAAAGGCTGAGCACCTGAGTCCCCCCTTCGAACGTCCCCAACTGAACACCGAGTCGCTGGGTTTGAGAGCTACTTTAAGATGGATCGGCCCACCTGCAGACATACCCTTCCTCTCTTTGCATCTGGGTTGCGCCATCGTCTGCTGCCCACTCTTGCGCTGATTGCAGTTCGCAAACTGCAAACACCCCCGAGCCGTAGTATTCCCGAAAGGGGTGAAATGCAAAACTATCAAAACTCTTGTATATAGATCCGAGTTAATCACAAACTGTGGATAACACAATAAAATAGAGTTTTCTCGTTTTATCTTTGGAGAGTAGTGTGTTACCCGCTGCCGTTTCTACGGCGGTGGTTTTTTAGTCAGGTGGCGAAATTGGCAGACGCAGGGTTTAGTGTTGCTGATGTAGATAGGCAACTTGTCACGCAGCGAGATAGCGTACCCTTTCTATTGTAGGTTCGACCCCTACCCTGACTGCATGAAGTATTACGTTTACGAAGGAGGTGTCGACCATAAGGGTCGCCAAACATTTGAGCTTGACTTTGCTTTCTCAGACAGAGAGCAGGCAGTGGAGAGGTGCGAGGATATCGCCAAAAGGATTCAGCTCGGGGGATATGTAGAAGCCATCGGCTACAGAGAACACCTATGGGTAGACAAAGAAGACAGAGTAACACTATCTAAACTAATAGAAGTATGACACAGTTTAACCTTAAGGAAGCCCTAGAGGGCAAGCCAGTAGTAACCAGAGAAGGTAAAGAAGTAAAAATCGCCGGCTACTCAGAATCGGCTGAAGAAAACTACCGCATCGCCGGTTGGGTGGATGGATGTGTAAAGGGGTGGTACGAAGACGGCGGATACCTAAGAGGGTTTGAAAGTAACCTAGACCTGTTCATAAACCAAAGACCATGAAGGAAAAGATAGACAAACTGTCCGCCCAGATAGACAAGCTGGTAAAGCGGAAGGAAGAGGCAGACGCCAAGAGCGATAAACTCAGGAGGGAGATAAGCAAACTCATGGCCGAGTATGAGCGCCTGTCAGAGATCATGTTCACCGGCAGGGTGTTCAGGAGTGAGACCCAAGAGATTTAGAGGCTGATAGGGGGCCTGTAATAAAAACGATGGCAAAGTCGCCAAAGAATAAAGAGGCCAAGGACGGGGCTGAGAATGCTCCTAATGCAAAAACTCGAGACTTTTACCTTAACACACACATAAAGAAAAAGTGTGGGGTTTGTGAGGTCGGAGGGGTGGGGTTATGCATATATACACTGGGGTCGGCTGCCATTTGCGAAACGCGAAACGCGAATCGGGTGGGTGCAATTTTACCCTTTCTGAAATCGATTTTTGGGTTTCGATATAAGGGTCGGTTATATCGGACATATACCAAACCCAATACCACACTACATTCCATAACATATGGGTAAGAAAGTAATTCATCCCCACCACATTTGTGGAGGAAAAGATAAAGCGAATTGTACTATGAAAACCAAAGAGAGAAAGCGGAATGGAGGGCGAAATGTGGGCGCGTTTGTGTGCGTGACAAACCCCAATAACCCCTCCTCCTCCCCTCTCACCCCTCAACCCAATTATGCTGATCGATAAACATTTCCTTTTAATTGATGGCGCGATACGGAAAGTGTCGAAGCGTTTCGCTGTTCCCTCCCTTACCCGCTCCCATCTCTTTTGCCTTTACATTGTCAAGCGGTCACACCTCCCTCCCTCCTCTGCATTCCTCCTACGCAAGTCCAAGGAGTACCACTACGATGCAGCAGAAAACACGATCTACAAAGCACTACGCGAACTAGTCCAATATGAACTACTCTCCCTTGTCGATGGCAAGTTTTCTATTACTCCCCTAGGTAGGGAATACGTTAACGCGTTGCGACGATACTTGCTTAACAAACGTCTTTAGCTGCTCTCCTCTATACGGCATTTTTATGCCCCCGAACTGCCCTCCTTTGGGCATTAACAAAACTTTAACATTTCGCTACACTCTTACTCTCCCAAGCATTTGAGCTGCTAAATCTGTTTAGCACTGGTACTTTTTCAAAAATAAATTTGGAATTCGGTTATGCGTTGCCGTATGTTTGCAAAGTCAAACGGAAACGGGTAACCGAAAAATTTGACAAAGTTCTTTTCATCGCTGCTGCACACCCGACCTAATTAAGTCGCTTAGTCCCTGCGGTATGGTTACGATACGAGCATGAAGAATGCCAAGTAACTCGAGGTTGACCCCCTCGGCGCATAATATCAGTCCCTGTGTGGTATCACTAGACTACGCTTGTAAGATGTGCGCCAAACCTCGGTAGTTCCGAGTTAGGGTGTTGGGGTTGCCAAACCGAAAGGAGTAACCTACTGCCGAGATCCCATTGAGGTCGATTTATCACCTCTTTGCCCTCTAAGTGCATAAGTAAAAAGCGTCTGCGGATATGCTGTCCGCACTGATGAGCCACGGCATGGCGAAACGCTTAAACTAACAAAAATGATTAAGGTAAAGTATGAAAATTCTTGGTACGGATATCAAGGTCGGGACGGCTTTGCATTGTATGTAGATGGCAAAAAAATGCATATAGGTTTATTCGTGTCAGTATCTGCATTGAGGGATTATTGGAGGGCATATATGCCAATGTTGTCAGCGGGAATGATACCACATCAGTATCAGTAACTGCCCCGAACTGCGATGGTCTTAACATTGGTTCGAGTCCAATGGCAGTTCCTTAAACACACACACATGAAAAAAGTGATCCTCTTTTTCGCCCTCGTGATATGCGTTAACGCTATCGGTTGGCACTATTCAGCACACAAACAATGTATACATCTAAACACACACAAATGAGAGTACGCAAACCTTTGGCAGTAGTTAGCTGCCGTCCCGAACAAAAGCCCATCATCAGGCAGAGAGCATTCAGCACCCATGCTCGCATTAAATACCTAGTTCAGCAGCTAGGTCTTGACCCCCTCCAGTATCAGAGAGAAGCAAAGCTAAGATGCCTATTCCGTGAACTACAAACCCAAAGCATATGAAACAGCTAATTCAGTTACTTATTGCCCTAGTGGTAGCTATGTACCTTATCGGCTTATTGCAGTCCATTTAAGCCCCCGAACTGCCCCCATTCTGATGGCATCTCGTTCGTGACGAGAGGCAGTTCCTCATCAAAAACTCACACACTATGACTATTTACGATGCGTGTTCTATCGTGGAGGGATTCTGCGGATATGAACCTACTGAAGAAGAGCAACTCCAAGCGTGGTCTTACCTGATTAAATCAGGCGATGCATGGAAATTGCAAGGATGGTATGGCAGAAACGCCTCCTACTTAATTGATGCGGGATATATTTCTAAATCAGGCGAAGTTTTAAACTAAAAAACTCAAACATTATGAACTATTCATTCTACCTATTCAGCAAGTTATTTGACGTTTATCACACCACCGAAGCCCCATACGATGAACTATTTGAGGAGGTAAAAGCAATGTACAAAGATTGGCTAGTATGGGATGTTGACAATGGTAAAAATATAGGCGAATACGAGTCTATGTGCGAATATCTCGCTACGACTGCCCCCGAAATTTAATAACTCAAAAACTCACATATGTCATACCAATTTATCGCCCACTTTGATGGCAGAGAAATATCAAAGGAATTCGACAGCATCGAGCAATGCCTTCGTGAAGCAGAAAATATGCAGCTACTGGGCTGCGAATATGTCGAGGTGCTGATTAACAATGAAACTTATTGTGAATACGAAAACTAAAATACCATGAAAATGTACCATCACGTAATCGAAGAGGGTCACTACGGCAATGTTGGAACTCATGGCTACTACGATAAAATCGAAGATGCCAAAAAAAGAGTAGCGGAATTGCAAGATATGTTCCCAAAGATGTTCTTCTATGTCTACTCATCGCCAAGCAAAAGTGAACCCGAATTTATCACCATCTAAACTCAAACACTATGGTAAAAGTATATTTTGAAACGGGAAGCTATGCAGAACTAGTAGCGACATTCGACAGCGAAGAAACCTACGATGCCTGCTTTAGCGCACTGGAAGCACTAGCAAAAAAGAACGGATTTGAATTTGTCACTGAAAGCGTAGAGGACTTATAGTCCCCCGAACTGCCCCATACCGATGGCATCTCGTTCGTGACGAGAGCAGTTCCACACTAAAACAAACACTATGATTGAAGTCTATTTTGAAACCAAAGGCTACGCAGAATTAGTAGCAGTATTCTACAATGAAGATGCCTACATGTCTGCTCTCCCATCGCTACAAGAACAATGCTTGAAGATGGGTTTTGAAAATGTAACTGAATCAGTAAACCAATAAAACCACACACGATGCTTACAATTTCACAACAACGAGAAATCGACAACGCAAGAGCAGTTCTAAAAAGTTACGGCTATTATGTTGAAAACCTTTGGCACATTGAAGATGTGTTTCCAAAGCATGATTGCACCGATGATGAGGCATACGATATCCTTGATGAAGCTATGCAAAATGACGCTACATATGAGCAGATATGGATGTCTATTGATTACGCAATTGATAAAGTAAAAAAATAAAACTCACACACATGAACCAACTATTTTCAATAAGCGGATATTGGAAAGATGACAAGTCCGAATTCTCCGACTACATCGTTTCTTCCAGTGATGACATAGGCGAAGATGATGACATCTTTTTCTATGGACTATCCGAAAGTGAACTATCCGAAGCGGTAACGCTGGGAGAAAACACCGCACACGAATTTGTTATCACCCATTACGAACCGATAAACTAAACCACCATGACACTACTACAAAAAATCGAATCAGTAAGACAAGAAGCCATCGAAAAGATAAAGCGAAACGGAAGCCAAGTTCTATACGATGAAGCGAAGCATGACCTATATGACCTGCCACATCATCACGATACGGACAAGTACGGAAACTACAATCAGTTCGCTATCGTCTCTTACTTTGTAGACGGCGATGACATTGTCTTTAAGGGTAAGGATGTAGAGGAGGTTTTTGAGGAGAGAGATTTCCATGTAGCAGAACTAGACACCGACTCTCTTGCATATATAGCAGACGAGTGGATATAATCCCCCGAACTGCGATGGTCTTACAAAGGTTCGACTCCTTTGGCAGTTCCTCACTAAAACAAACAACAATGGCATACAACATTAATTACCTCACCGCAGATGGTGAAATCATTGACGAAACTCAAGTTGATGAACTAAATGACGAGTTGATCTGGGATTTATTCAGAGAGTTTGGTCATACCAAATCAGAAGGTATTTACTACGAGGTTGAAGAAGTTGAAGAGGATGAATAACCCCCGAACCAATTTAATAACCAATAAAAACTAGAAAAAATGCACCCACTACTTGAAGCAAAACTGAAAAATAAAGAACTTATTGATGCAGTTATTGACCAAATCCTGAAGGATGTAAACGATGGAGATACAACTGCCGTTTGGGTTCTATTATCCAACATGCCATATGACGAATTACTCCAATTCCTTCCCGAAGAAGAGTGGAGTAAATATTAAACACCCCCGAACCAATCCCAAACGATAAAAACTCAAAGCCATGTATACCTACTACCGCAAGTCAGACCAAGTGACCATCCCCGACAACTCCTCATCCAAATGTGATTGCGGAGAATCATCGGCACTAAACATTGACTACGAAACAAAAGTTATCACGTGTGATGCTTGCTACAGCGAAGCACCAATGCATCAGCAGTGGAACGATGCAGATATTGTATCTCAATTCGGCGCAAAGGTAGCATCCAACACCTATGATTTTTGGAATGAAACATATTTTATAAATCCTAACCAATCATTGACCCATCTATGAAGATAACAGCTACCGCACCATCAGCCCTATATCTTGGCTGCCTACGAATGTTCGGGATGCCTTTTGAAAAGCAAACCGATGGCACGTTCACCGCTGAAAAATGTTTCGCATCTGAAAGGGATGCAAAGGACTACCTAAGACAGCGAGCAAAGCACTACAGCATGGGAGAAGATTATTTGGAAGAATCATTCGAAGATATTGAAAGCTACGGATGCTTGCGCCTTGACCATGTGACCGCATACATCGAAAAATAACACACTAAACCAACACACTATGAACATCAGAAAATTTATTGCACTTGCAATGTCAAATGGAGGAGGCAGCTACTGCCTATTCACTGGCGAATGTAACCCGAAGGAAGGTTACATGGTCAGCTTAAAAGGTCACGAAAATAGCGTGAATGAACTGAATTTCGAGAGTGTTCAAGAGTACTTCTCTCGCAATGCTCACCTCTTAACTATGCCCGATCATTACTTCGGTTTGTGGAAGAATGGTGACGAGTGGGTGATGGATGTGTCGGTAAACGAGACCGACCTACACAAAGCAATTGAACTTGGCGATAACAACGATCAGAAAGCATTGTGGGATTGCGCCAATAGTGAGGAGGTATGGATTCAGAAAATAAAAAATGTAGGATAAGATGCAAAAGTATACTGACGATATAAACCGATTTATAGTACTAACATTTATCGCAGCCATCATCATGGCGCTGATAATTTAAACCCCAAACCATGATTAAAGCAGTAATCACCCTGATGGATAACTCGGATAGGTTATCAATCATCTTTCAGCAAAACCATGTCACCCGACATATCGAGTTCAACAAGCGAACTGAAGGTGTGACATCAAACCAACAATCAGACAAGCAGCTTGCCTACCTACTGGCATCGATGGTGTGCGACAAGTACCACATCAAAGCCAATGGTCAGCTAGTGGACGTAAAGTATAGCTTGGATGTTGCAGAGGAAGAGAAGAAACGTCTAGAGCAAATGGGATCAAGTGTTGTGATAGTTTAGGTGTATGGTAAGTCAGGTGGCGTAATTGGTAACGCCCTAGCCCTACTCTAAAGGGTAGAAGATACAGGTTCGAATCCTGTCCTGACTACTAAATTAAAACCCAATGAGAACAAAGTTTACAATGATTATGAACAAGGAGCCAGTCGATATCTATGTCGAAGGCTATGCAGATGGCGAAGAGTACGAACTGGAAAAACTGATCGCCAAATTTGGTCACAAGGAAGTGCTTCGCATACAAGATAAGGTAGAGCATGGACTGCTCGCCAATACCGAGTTGAGCGAAGCTATTTTATCACAATCAATCAAAACCCTATGCACGAAATGAACAAGATTATGAAGCTAGTCAGGGAGGGTGTCTCCTTCTCATGGAGATTCGACTACCCTAAAGCCCCCGAACTGGGAGATTTACGAGGAACATTCTACACCAACGAGGTGGAGAAGATATCATTCCTCACACAAAAATTCGCTGAACAAGCACTCTACAACGATAATAGGGTAACCTATATGGTTGAGGGCGAACTCGTAAAAATATACTGGTAATGACCTTTAATGAATGGATGGCGCACATACACCGAGAACTCGGCTACCCCGAACATAAAATCAGAATCTATGAACAAGCAAGCAAAAGTAAAGTACTTATTCAGGCAAATCAACAACGGACTATCCCAGTTAGAAACCCTTCCAAGAGCAGACCGAGTAGCAACCATCGAAGGGTTGAAGCAGATCAATGAGGAACTATGTGATTATGTTGTTGAACTTGTAAAACGAAACGAAAATGAACAAAGAACAATTCGAGAAGCTAATTAATGAAACCCATGACGTGACCGGCATTGACGTACTGAAGACCAAATCTCGCAGGGTTGAGGTGGTGGATGCAAAGGTTGCTGTGGTTAACATCATGCGTAAATTCTATGGGACTTCCATGCAGCTTACCGCAGATATGCTGAGGTACACACACCACACAACGATCCTCCACCACGAGAAGGATCACTCAACAAGGTATCGGTTCCGCCCCCAGTATGCGGATGTGTACGATGAGCTGTGCAAGCGATGCGTATCTAGGAACACCGCCATTAATGTTGGCGAACTTATTAAAATCATGAAAGAAATTGTATGAAAGAAATTATGAACGCCCAAGAGGCAGCCGAATTCCTCGGCTATAAACTATCTTACTTGTATAAGCTGGTGTCGGAAGGTTCAATACCTTACCTTAAACCACGAGGCAAACTTTACTTTGAGAAGGACTCACTGGTAGGTTGGATAAAGTCAGGGTATAGCATTACAAATGCAGATCAAAAGTCAGTATATAACCTTACGGAAAAGAAGTAAATTTTGTTACTCTATTGTACCTCGTTCCATTTTTCCCACCATAATGTATTGATATTCATATCAGAACTGCGGTGGTTTTATTCCTGTTCTGGGCACGAGGTAGGTTGTATAACAAGTTCTTTCTCAGCGTATTGCCATTGTAAATCAACGAGTTATTTGACTTGGTTGGATTTTCGTTTTCTTTATTTTACCTTAGTGTACAATATTTTGTTACTCATTTGTACCTCGACTATGGTTACGCTAAGAAAAAGAAAGAACAAAGATGGCAGCACATCGCTGCGATTAGACATTTACTACGATGGTATTCGTAGAGTAGAGACATTAAAGCTGAAGCTCATTGTCCCCCGAACTGCCCAAGATCGGGAGTACAACCGAAGAGCGCTTCGTGATGCCCAGTCCATCGCCATGCAACGAGCAAGGGAGATCGAGTCTGGGCATTACAATTTGTCCTCCAACCCAGTGGTTGCAGACTGGATGCAAAGCTACATCGATTCCTACACAAAGAAGGATAAGAGGAACATGCAGGGCGCACTCAATAAGTTCATCGAGTGCAATGGTCGGATCACATTCAACTCCCTCAACCCAGCAGCAATCGATAAGTACATCGATCACCTTGAGTCCAACCAAGCAGGTGAAGGAGCGAAGTCCTACTTCTGCAGGTTCAACAAGATGGTCAAGCATGCATACAAGCTCGGCATCATCAGGGTAAACCCCATCCTTCTGACTGACAAGAGGGTCAGAGGCAGGGCTTCCAAGAGGGACATCCTTACACTTGATGAGGTTCGTAAACTTAAGAGCACTCCCCTATCAAACGATCATGTAAGACGTGCAGCACTTCTAAGCTGTGTTACTGGTCTTGCTTGGGTCGATGTTATGGAGCTGAAGTGGGAACACATCAGAGATGGAAGGATAGTAAAGGTTCGGGAGAAGCTTACAGCAGACAACGTAGAGGTTATTGTTCCATTAAACGATACCGCTATAGAACTACTCGGTGCTAGGGGTGAAGGCTATGTATTTGATCTCCCTTCAGCCAATGGCGCCAATAAATTACTAAAGGGTTGGGTTAAACGTGCCGGCATAGATAAGAGGATCACGTGGCACAATCTGAGACATTCATTCGGAACCAACCTTATCTACAATGGGGTCGACCTTCTCACCACATCCAAGCTGCTTGGTCATCAGACTACCAAGCACACCATGAGGTATGTAGACGCAGCAGAAGACATGAAATCAAACGCAGTAAAAAAGATAGAACTATGAAGCATGTAATATTATTCTTCGCACTGGTAGTGCCAGTCACACTTATGATCGCATCATCGATCATCATTTTATTTCAAATAGGACTCTCTAAAATCAAGAAATTATGGTCATAATCAAGCAATCTGGCTACTATTACGCTAAAGTAAAGATAGATGGCAGAGAGAAGCGATACTCTCTTGGTGTTAAGCACATCTCCGCAGAAGGTAAGGAGCTCGCCAAGAAAATATACTCCGATACTGGAAGTATTGACGAGGTTCGTAAGGCTTTGCAGTCACAGACAGAAGACCTTGCCAGCCTAGCCATGAGGTTTGTCGAGAACATGCCCAACAAGAAGGGTAAACCATATTCCCCAGCCAGCATCAGGACGTATCTAAACGTAGCCAAACATCTTGCATCGTTCGCTGACGAGTACAAGCCCATAGACCTTAATGACTACAATCTTGAAGGCGAGTACGAGATCAAGAGGCGCAAGGCAGACCAGTTTACTGCATACTTCTATGCGTTCGATGATTGGATGACAGATCGTGGTCTTGAGATCACATCTCGTGAGCCCATCATGAGCGTTGTCAGTGTGTTTGTGCGCCACTGGGCAGAGCATTACTTCCTCAACCTGCCAAAGGTTCCCAAGCTTGAGAAGGTGGAGAAGCCAGTCATTGTTCTCGACCCCAGCTTCTACCAGAAGTTCATGGCGGATGATCTATACTACAAACTAGACTCAAACATGAAGGTAGTTTGGGAGGTAGCAGCAACGATCCTAGCATCTACTATGAGGATCAGCGACGTGATGTCTATGAAACCTTCAGACTTAATACAAGGCGATCAGATGATGTTCAGCAAGGTCACTTCTAAGACTGGTGAAGCGTGTGAGCTTCCAGTACCTGATCGACTGGCGAATATCTACAAAGACAACCTAAAGAACGGCAGCGTATTCTCAGGAGAGCTGAATAGGTCTTACATATACGACAACCTCAGAGTCCTTTTCGCCATGTATGAAGAGCTTCATGTGGACTACTCGGTGCTGGGTGTGACTAAGCCAATGTACGAGTGGGTAACACCACACATGCTTCGCAAGACAGCGATCACTTCCTACCTATACTTTGGTGTGAGCGAGATGCACGTCAAGCATGCGTCATCGCACAGCAAGGACAGCAAAGCATTCAGAAGGTACACCAAGGTTATAGAGACAAGGTTCAAGTCAGACTTTCTTGGAGTTCACCAGCGAATGGGAATCTAGCAGTCTGTCTACCATCTTCTTTAACCTGTCAAGCTCTTCCTTTAGAGCTTTGTTTTCAGATGCTATCTGAGACTTGCTTACGTCTGCACTAACGCCGTCTATTATGTAGTCGTATGGTATGCCTAGCTTGTGTTTTATCCTCCTAAGAACCTCGAAATTTGGGGTATAAGCGCCATTCTCAATAGCACCTATACTTCCGGCAGTTAGTCCAACAATTTTAGCCATGTCTTTTTGTGTCAGCCTAGCGTTGAGGCGAATCTCTCGCATTCTCTCCGCTATGTCTAGATATTTCATGCTGCTAATGTGCATAATTCCGAGCATAACTCCAAGCTTTAGATTAAATAAATCTATTATAGTTTATAGATCTTTGTAATAGAGTGACAAAGTACGACTATAAGAACAATCAATTGGTAGCCCAAGGCGATGTATATCAACTAGATGAATATCGCAAATGGTTACTATCTAATCATCAAAACCTGTGTGCCGGTCACTTCGTTCGTGCCATCCACACCTCCGAGGGTACACGATTCACCTTCGACTGGCAGTCGATCTTCCATCTGGCTGAGGTATACAACTTTTTAAACGATTTTATAAATGAAAGAACTAATCAACAAACTAAGTAAGCCTGTGTCCTATCAGTGGAGGGTTCAGAGCAGAAGCAAAGACAAGTCGAAAGCAATATGCACAGCATACATCGACGCAAGAGACGTAATGAAAGTACTTGACGAGCACTGCGAGTGGGAAGTACAATACAAAGAGCTGGCTGGTTTCCTGTTTGCCGGTATCGGTATCAAGCTAGATGGTCAGGTAATGTGGAGATGGGACTGCGGTCAGCGGATCGAAGACAACCCACAGGATCAGATGTACGAACAGGCAGGTAAGTCTGCAGCGTCTGATGCATTCAAACGTGCAGCGGTTATGTGGGGTGTGGGACGATTCCTGTACGATATGGAAACCGTTACACTTCCGTGCGACCAGTATGGTAATCCAGTAGACAGTTCTGGTAAGCGTATCTGGGACTTAACAAGGCACATCAATTCTCTCAGCGGATCAGTCAAAGCTTCTGAATCTGTTTCTGTTACCAATGAATCCAAGCCACAGCTTGATCAAGCTAAGTACGACAGCATGGTTAAGTTTATTACTGATGGTAAGTGGAAGCAGGTTGAGGCATCACTCAGCAAGTATGCACTCTCTGAATCACAGAAGAAAGTTCTCACGCAATTGATCGCCTCATCTAAGTCAGAGGCACTTAAGAAATCCGTAAAATAAAAACATCCAAATCTGTAAAATGAAGGGATTAAAACTAACGCCCACAGCCAAGCTAAGCGAGGCTGAATGGCAAACTCTGCGCCAGTCTTTTGTAGACCGAGGTATGGTAGGCGGATCAGATGCCGGTACACTGCTCGGACTCAACAAATATAAAAGCCCAATCAATCTTTACTACCAGTCAATTGGTATCAACAGCCTACCAAGTAAGATGAATGGCGCCATGCTTCACGGTAAGCAGCTGGAAGACTACGTTGCTTCTTGCTGGCAGTACTATGATGGAACCGAGGACGGATGGGTGGCAAACACACTCGCCGACAATAAGATTAAAAAGTATAAGAAATACAAGTACATCGTAGAGAATCCGAAGTATCCTACCCTGTTTGCAAACATTGATGGCATCATCACTAAGCACCCAGACAGAAAGGGTAAGGGCATTCTTGAGGTGAAGACTATCTCTGGATACTCTGCAGACTCATACGAGGCTGGTCTTCCCCCGAGCTACCTCCTTCAGGTGCAGCACTACATGCTCGTTACTGGGCTTAAGTATGGCGAAATAGTATACCTAAAAGATGGACGCGACCTAGGTGTTGTACCCATCGAGGCAGACAGAGATATTCAGGATATGATACTTGGCGCAGCTGAGGAGTTCAACAGCAGGGTTATGGCAGCTAAGTCTGTACTCTCTGGATTGTTTGATGAAAACGAAAGGCTTCAAGCTGCATCAGAGTTCGAGCCAGATGCTGACAACAGCATGGCGTTTAATGAATTCATTTCAGAAAAGCACAAGGCTCGGGAGAACGAGGTTTCCATTGATGGAACAGACGAGCACGAGCAGTGGGCCTACACATATGTTGAGCTATCCGCCAAGCTTAAAGAGGTTGAGTCAGAGAAACAGCTCTACCAGAACAGACTCAAGCAGGCTATGGAAAAGGAAGGTGCAACAAACATGAACCTTCCGAACGGGAAGATCTCATGGAGAAAACAATTCAACGTAAGACTAAAATAAATACTAATGATCAAGCTTAACGAATTAGAAAAGGCAATGAAGGGTCAATTCATATGGGACAGATCAGGATTAAAACCAATGCAGGTTCTTGAAGAGTATGAAGGAAACAAAGAACTGGCTAGAACAATATTCGTAGGTCTTGCAGACATGTATGGATTCGATGGACTAGACGTGATGGAATATGTAGACTGTGGATATGATTCTTACAGACACAAGCTGTCACAGTTTAGAGAGATGTATAAAGCTGGTTTAGACAGAGATGACAAAGGAGAACTTAAAAACTACGATGATGGAGTGACAAAGTTCTACACTAAGGTTAGACTCTGCCTGTCAGCAATCAAGTTCCAGACTGGAAGAAATGCATTTCTAAACATTGAAAACTACATAATCATATGACGCTAATATTCGACAGTAACATTGCAAAGAAGCTCAGCCTAAACCCTACCCAGTATCTGGTGGCACAGGCTTGTGCAAACTATGCGCCAATGATGAAGTCGACCAGCGCCATACATCAAGAGCTTAACATGGCGTCGTCTTACTGCAGCACAGCTGTCAGGCATCTGGTAGATGTCGGACTCCTTGAGGCTGCTGCAAACGGATCATACTACCCAACACCAAAGTGGTACATCGCCCATGATGGTGATGATGTTGAGGTGGTGTCATCCAAAGATAAAGAGGCAGCTCAGGTGATTGAATACTTCAACGATATCAATGGCACCAAGTACCAAATACCAGCCAATGTGGATCTAGTTTCTAGGCTGATGAAGACTAACCCTAAGCTTACTATAGACCACTTCAAGAGTGTCATAGTACACAAGCACAGAACGTGGGGAACGGACGAGAAGATGGCGCAATACAACCGACCATCAACACTATTCTCTTCTAAGTTCATGCGCTACCTAGACGAGGCTAACCACTACTGGATGACAGAGAGTAAAAGATCAACAATAAACTGGCTATCACAATGACACACTACGACAGACTAACACAGCTAGGCATAGAGTGCCGCAACACCTCCGGAAACCAGAAGGTGGTGTGCCCATTCTGTTCCTCCAGCAGGAAGAACAAGAGGGACAGGTCTCTCTCTGTTGATGTTGTGAATGGCTTATATAACTGCCATCACTGTTCAGCATCTGGGAGTGTTGCTGTTTACGAACCTAAGAAGGAGTACATAAAGCCAGCCCCCGAGCTGCGTCAGCTTAGTGAGTCTGTCATCAAATGGTTTGAATCAAGAGGCATCACATCCTACACACTGCAGAGGTACAAGATTACAGAGGGGGTAGACTACATGCCACAGGTTAATGGAGAGGTTAAGACTATTCATTTTAACTATTTCTATAATGAAGAACTTATCAACATTAAGTACCGAGATCGTGATAAGAATTTTAAGCTGGTCAGCGGCGCTGCTCTATTACCTTATGGTATTGACGTGGCTCTCGATAATTCTACCGATGTGCTGGTTATATGTGAAGGTGAGATCGATGTTCTCTCGCTTTACGAAGCTGGTATAAAGAACGCAGTATCTGTACCTAATGGCGCCAGCAAGGGTAGCCAGAAGCTAGAATGGCTGGAAGAATTCTACCATGTGTTTGAAGGCAAGAAGATTGTCATCGCCACAGACATGGATGAGGCTGGCATATCTCTACGCAATGAGCTTGCAAGAAGACTAGGCAAGGATCGATGCAAGATTATGGAGATGCCACACAAGGACGCCAACGAGACGCTACTTAATGATGGCAAGGATGCGCTAGTAGAGTGTTACAATAACGCCAAACCATTCCCCATTGAAGGTATAGACGACGCATCATCTGTTTACTCAGACCTGATTAATCTATACGAGCATGGTGTACCAAAGGGATACAGCTCTGGTTGGGATATGGACACAGACTGGATTGTTCAGCTCGGTCAGGTTAACCTAATCACAGGCATACCCGGGCATGGTAAATCAACATGGCTTAAGAACCTAGTCTACAGACTTGCTGAGAGACACGGACTGAAGTCATTCATCTACTCAGCTGAGGAGGCGAACACTGCATTTGCTATCTCTGATCTTCTTCAGATAGCTACCGGCAAAACATTCTTTGAATCTCCAAAGAGGATCGCCAAGTATGATATAGATAAGTGGATGCCATTCATGCAGGATCACTTCAAGTTCTACCGCATGGCTGATAACGACATGACTATCGACTCAATCATTGAGAAGGGTAAGCAGATGGTTAAGCAGTTTGGTGTGAACATCATGGTGATCGACAACATGAGCACGGTTGAGAAGTCTATGTCCAAAGAGTCAGACACTAGACACCACCAGATTAAGAACATGCTGAATGATGTAGCATCATTTGCTAGAACATACGACGTGGCAGTGTTCCTTGTGGCCCACCCAAAGAAGATGCAGGAGATGAAGGCTGGCATCTACAGGGTTCCCAATGGCTACGATGTTGGTGACAGCTCACACTGGTACAACCTAGCAGACAATGGACTCACTGTGTACAGAAACTTCCAGACTGGTCAGTCAGAAATACACAGGTGGAAGGTAAGGTTCAAACACTCTGGTAAGGTTGGCACTTCATACTTCAAGTTCAAGGTAGACACTGGAGTATTCGAGTCAACAGAGAAAGTAAACGATGGATCAGACACTTCAAAATTTGTAGGACAATCATATGAAAAAGAATTCACCGCCCTCCCAAGTCCTTTTTAAGGAGAACTGGAAGGCAACAAGATCAGGAGGCAAGCTCCTAGAGTGGGTTCCTGACAGGTCGGGGGAAGACATACTTGTCCCTGCAAAGCTTGATGAGATAACACCCGGCAGGTTATTATACATGAGGGGTGTATGGAAGCCAAGGGAGTTTTACCCAACACGCTTTCACCATTCGATGAGTTGGAATTCAGTAAAGGAATTATATAAAACAGGAAGGATATGGCGCTTAACGCAAGAAACAAAGGACACGCTTACGAGCTATGGGTACGAGACTTCTTTCGCAGACTCGGATGGACAAGATCAGTAAGCTCAAGATCTGAATCAAAGAACAAGGACGATCAAGGTATCGACCTGTGCTTTACAGATCCTTTTAATATCCAGTGCAAAGCTGTAGAAAAACTCGGCAGCCTTCACGATGTATTAAACTCCATGCCTAACGATGAAAACTACAACATCGTATTCCACAAGCGCAACCGCAAGGGAACAATAGTCGCCATGAAACTTGAAGACTTTGAAGAGCTGCTTGAAATGCTTATCAAAAACCAAATCATAAACCCATGAATCTCTCAATCGAAACAGGGAAGATCGATGTATTCTTCGTGACTCCCATCATCTCACTCATCCATTACCCGGGCGAGAAGCTCGAGCTTGGTGCGTATCTATTCAATTATTTTTTAACCATAAATCTCAAGTATGAGTAACCAGCAATCCGCCGGAGCGGCGTGGAAGAAGACCGTTCAAACATCTAACGGCCCAGTAGAAATCCTGTCAATCACCATTGGCGACAAGCGCTACAGCGCATGGCCCAACTCCTTCAAGAAGGAAGGTGAGAAGACCCCAGACTATCGTCTTAGAGAGGATAACTACGAACCAAAGGTAAGTCCTGAAGTAGCAAGAGAGGCTGCTATCAACAATCAAAGGTTGAAGCAAATCCAAAGCGAAGACTTACCATTCTAAACCAAGGGGGAGGGAAACCTCCCCTCTTTAAAAACCTTTTATGCTAGTACTAACATCACACGAAACAAACGAAGACGCAATACACATTGACTACCACATTGAAGAGAACGAAGGAATCATGTCACTTGTATACTCATCCGCATTCAAGTGTCCCGGTGACGAAGCTGCACTGCTTGATGATAACGGCGACTGCATTAAGATAACTGTAGGCGATTGTGAGATCACTCTTGACTACGACGAGGCAGAGCAGGTTCTTGCACTTATGCTTGCATCATACACCAAGGCTGGGCAGAAGATGAAAATATTAAAAACTGAAAACATAGTAAGCATATGATTTGGGCACTGAGTGGATACGCAGCAACGGGTAAAGATACAGTAGCATCTATTGTGCAGAGTATCATACCTGACTTTCAAAATAAAAAGTTCGCCGACAAACTAAAACAGATTGCCTCTGTAATGACTGGACTACCAGCAATACACTTTGAGGATCGCGATCTAAAAGAGTCACAGCTGGATGAGATGTGGGGGATGACAGCTCGGGAGTTCTTGCAGAAGCTTGGCACTGACGCCATCAGAACACACCTCCACCCTAACGCATGGGTGAATGCTTTGATGTCTGAATACAGGCCGCCAAAGATGTCTGAATACAACCCATCCAAGTGGATCATCACAGACGTAAGGTTCCCTAATGAGGCGCAAGCTATCAAGGAAAGAGGTGGTGTGGTTGTGAGAGTTAACCGCCCGGGATTTGGCCCAGTAAACGGACACAAGAGTGAGACCGCCATGGACGATTGGGAACATGACTACATTATAGATAATGATGGAGACATATACAAGCTAAGACAAAAAGTAGAAAACTTTCTTTTATGGTTGAAGAACTAAAGCAGATGTACGTATCCCTCTCCCGAGCCGTCGAGGAAGGCAACGAACTAAAGATAGGAATCGTAATCGGTCAGGTGTTATCTAAACTAAACGAACTAATCAATGAAGCTCACAGGCAGCCAGAGTGAATCGATGGAGCTACTATACTCCTCAGTGAATAACGCAATCATGTATGCAGAGGATCTGTCTATGGATGTAAGGATAAAGCCTGCCATGATCCAGTTCCTAAATAAGCTAAGGTGGATAAAGACCAACATCGACATAAGGATACCGGCAGACAGGAGGAAGGAAGCAGAGTCTAGGGACACCCTGTTCTATGACGAGCTTCTCAGGATGGCTACGCTTCTTAATCAAGAACAGAAGGATAAGCTAGAAGAATTTTTAAAAACAATATAACCATGCCAGACATTACAATGTGTAGCGGAAAGGATTGCCCCTACAAAGAAAACTGTTACAGGTTCACAGCTAAACCCTGCGAATACCAATCTTACTTTTCTACCCCGCCAATTAAGGATGGGAAGTGTGACTACTTCTGGGGAGAGAATGCTGAGTCTATTTGGAATAACTTAAAAGATATCACCAATGAAGGCGACGATTGAGTTCAACCTGCCAGAGGAAGAGACAGAACACAGGCGAATGCTTAAGGCTGTCGACCTTGTGATCGCCATCAACCAGATGGATCTCTTTCTTAGGAATAAGATCAAGTACAACGAGCTTAGCGATGACGCGTCAAACGCTTTCAGGTCAGCTCGGGAGGAGCTTCACAGCATACTTAACGATTACAACATAAACCTTGAAGAGCTATGAATAAGCTAGTACAACGCAGATACAAATGCAAGTGCGGCCACGAGCTGAAGGATTACGTGTGGGACAGCGATGTCCACAGCAAGACATTCCAATGCCCAGACTGTGGTGATACGCTAGGATTTAATAACATAAAGGTGGAGAAGGTGGGCAAATCAGCAGCCATCAGAACGCCAACTAAAAACAGATAGTATGGAAAATAAAAGATGTCCAAACGTGTCACATGTTGTCATGTGCGACTGCAAAGATGAGTGTGCCACCCTTAAGTCATTCATAATTTCAATGACACCAAAAGAAAAAGCAGAAGAGTTGGTAACTAAATTCCAGCAAAGCAGAGATGCAGAAGATTATAATGATGTTAGGGATATTCATGCCGCAATAAGATGTGCATTAATAGCAGTAGATGAGATACTAAGATATGTAGACCGAGACATTCGGTTCTGGTTAGAAGTAAAAGATGAAATAGAAAAACTATAGCAGTAAGATAATGTGCAATAAACTGCACATTAAGCAGTGTTTTTGTCCCTTATGACGGATGTTATACATATAAGTGCTATAGACTGCACTATGATTAGGTTTAAAAACGAACCAAAATTTATACTCACAGTATCATTATAAACAAAAAAACAAACTATGAAACAAACAGCAGTAGAATGGTTGATTAATAGAATTGCAGAAAAGGAATTACGAACAGAAATAGAATGGAAAGAAATATTTGAACAAGCCAAAGCAATGGAGAAAGAGCAGATTGAGAATGCTTATTGGGATGGAGGTCAAGATGTACCTACTACAGAAAAAATATGTGAACAATACTACGCCCAAACCTATAACCAAAACCAACCCTCACCCCCTAAACCTTAGTATATGATACAGACAGCAGTAGAATACATAATAGATAAAGTCAAGTCAACAGAATGGCAAGATATGTTTATATGGCATAAAGAAGAAGTATTTGAACAAGCTAAAAAATTAGAAAAGGAGCAGATAATGAATGCTTATAATGATGGAAGAATATGTATAAAGCCATTAGATGTAATGGTTGAAGAAGAATACTACAACCAAACCTATAACCAAAACAAATAACCTATGAACAAAGAAACAAAATGGACACTTGAATCAATTAAGATTGAATTAATTAGATGGGGTGATGATGTTGGAAAATATAAGGGTACAATAGTTTTTAGAAACGAAGATGCAGACCAATTTACTTTTCAATTGAACCCTACTTTAGCTAACGCTTATTTAGAGTTAATTAAAGACACAGTTTTGTTGTCAGCTAATCAGTTAGTAGAAAAATTAAAACAATCATTAGAAAACAAATAACCTATGAAACAAACGGCAGTAGAATGGTTGATTAAGGAAATTAAAAACTTTGATAGTGGTCGTAGCGAATACTATAGTAAAGTAGCAATCTATAATCACGCTTATAGAATGGAGAAAGAGCAGATATTTGATGCATGGGATAGCGCATTAATAAACACCCACATTGCAAGCAACTCTATTGGTGTGCCTTACGATAAAGAGAAATACTACAACGAAACATATAACAAATGATCACCAACGAGCAGAATGTTTTAAACGCCAACATCCCCAACCTTAAACTAAAGGTTCGTAGGAGCTGGCTTACCAAGAAAGAAGAAGATCGAAA